GGCATGGCGGCTTGTACGGCTGCCAAAATTCCTTGAATTATAGGTGAAACAATATTCCAGATGGTTGTCAGTGCTGTTTGTATTGCTGGTAAAAGTGTTTGCAATACCGTTGTTACCACTGGCAAAATTGCTTGAATTGCTGCTGAAATTGCCGGAAGAACCGTACTGCAAACAAAGCTGAACAATTCTGAAATAATCGGTAAAACGTATGTTGAAATAAACGTGATTATTTCTGAAATAATCGGCATAAGCCCAGCAATAAAACTTCCTATCACTGGAATAATTGCGCCGATAAAATCAGCTATGCTTTGCACAATCTGCATAATGGTTGGGGCTGCCGCTTGAATAAAGCTGACAATTCCCGGTATTACCTGTGTAACAATAACCTGCAATACCTGTTCTGCGACTGGCACAACGTATGTTATAATAAATCCCACAATGTCTGAAACTGCGTTCTTGACTGTTCCAAGTACATTCACAAACGTGTCAAAGACTGCTGCGCCTTTATCTCCGAACAATTCCTGTATTTTGTCACGGGCTGCACCTATGTTTCCATCAGAAAACACATTTTTTATGGTGTCGCCAATATTGGTGAATACTGCAACAATCTTGTCAAAGACTGCCAGCGCTTCATCACCAAATGTGCGCTGTATAAAACTTCTGATTTCTTCAAGATGGTTTTTCACCAACTGAATAACCGTGATAATTGTTGTGATAACGCCCACAACTGGCAGTATCTTTCCTGCGATACCTTCAAGCGGTCCCAGTGCGGTTTTCGCAAGGTTTCCAATCGGTCCCAGCACTGTTTTTACCGCATTTCCAAGCGGTGCAATCAGTGTTGTTGCCTTGCTAAATGCTCCGGTTATGCCCTTTGTTATAAAGCCGCCTACTTTTCCAAGTGGGCTGTTTGCAATCGCAGTTCCTACGGTTCCAAGTATCGGACCCAGTTTGCCGCCAATCAGCGAAAATGGTTTAAGGAAAAGCCCAAGCATTTTTGTTCCGGCACCCGTAAGCGCCCCGCCTGCTTTCCCGGCAATGCCTAAAAATCCATTTGTGATGGAAGTTCTCACACCGCCCATGAAGCCTGTTATAGCCCCAATAACTTTGTTTCCGCTGAATACATTACCCATTGCGGAACTTACGCCACCCATGGCACCTTTTACATTGCCAAAGTATGTCAATATGCCGCTTCCGGCTGTTTTTAGCTTTGCTGCAAATCCAGCACTTGTTGCTGCGTTTTCAATGAACCCGGCACGTAATCCAATTAGCTTTTTTGCAAGTGACAATATGCCGTCTTCTGCTGATAGGCTTACCAGCTTTGTTGTCAACATTCCCACTTTAAGTGCCGCCAGTCCTGCTACTACTTTTAGAACTGTTTGCACCAACTTTGGGTTTGCTGCCGCAAATTCTGAAACTTTAGTGACCACAACCGCCACTTTGTCTGCCAGATTTCCTACAATCGGCAGTAGGTTTTGACCAAGAACAATTCCCAAATTTGCAATACTGTTCTTTGCCTTTTCCATTTTGGCTTCTGTTGTGTCTTCCATTTTGGCAAATGCGCTGTCTGTTGCACCAGCGCTGTTCACCATGTCTTGTACGCTTGAATTGAAGCCGTCAACGCCATTGGACAGAAGCGACATTGCCGCTTTTCCTGCTTCTGAACTGCTGAACATATCTGATAGTGCAAGTCCAGACTTGTTGGCTTCTTCTTGTATACCTCCCAGAATTTCCCCAAGCGTCTTCCCGCTTGCCATCAACTCTGAAAAACTGCCACCCATTTTCTGACGCAGCAGCTTGTCTGTCGTACTTCCAGACTTTGATAACTCATTCAACATACTGTTCATGTATGTTGTCGTTTCTGCTGCCGCAATACCTTTGCTGGTCATTATTGCATAACCAGCGCAAAGCTGTTCCAGTGAAACATTGCTGGCGTTTGCTGTCGGTATGATTTTACCCATACTGCTTGCCAGTTCGCCTACTGTCACTTTACCTTTATTTTGCGTCTGCACCAGCATATCTGATACCGTGTTTACTTTGTCTGCACTCATTCCGTAGGCATTTAACACGGTTGTTAGTACATCAAGCGTCTGTGAACTTTCCGCAAATCCGGCTTTTGCTAACTTTGTGCTGTTGGTTACAAAGTTTACGGCGTCACCCGTCTTCTGCCCGGCAGATATTGCGTTGTAAACATCATCAGCAATGGTGCTGGCAGCAATTCCCGTCTTGTTCGACAACTCCATTACCTGTTGTGATAATGTGCTTAGTGGTACTTCCTGCGTGTCTGCAATGGTTCCGACTTTCGCTATTGCTGCTTCGTACTTCTGCGCCGCTTGAACCGGTCCTGCATACACTGCGGCAGCTACGGCGCTAATAGCACCGATTGTTCCCACCAGCTGTCCTTTTGTCTTTGAAATGCTCTGTTCTACCTGCTGTTGCTTGTCGTTTAGCTTCTGTAATGTCTGTTGTGAAGTCTGTAACTTTTCATAAGACTTTTGCAGTCTTCCGTTTGCTTCTTCCAGATTGTCCGTATTTACTCCGGCTGCTTTCAGTTCGTCTGCATAACTGTTTAATTGTTTTTCCTGTTCTTCGATTTTGGCAGTGGTCTGTTGTATCTGGTTTTCATTCTTTTCAAGCTTCTTCCGCAGTGCTTCTGTGGGTTCGCCTGTCTGCTGCAATTCCTGCTGCAATCTGTCATGCTCTGCATTAAGCTGTGCCAGCCGTTCTTTGTTCTTGTCGATAGCGGCAGACTGCTTTGTATATCCGTCAATCTTTGATTGCATGGAATTGACATTTTTTAAGCTGTCCCGTAACTGGTTATTGGTGTTAATAGCGCTTTTGAATGTACTATTGAAATTGCCACCCAGCGACGCTTTCAGCTTAAAAAGCAGTTCAAATTCCTTTTGTGACCCTGCCAAGCTGTTTCACCTCCCTACGCATTGTTGTTCTGTTGTCGCTCTTCCGCTTCTTCCTTTTCCACTTCATTGATTGTGTCAATCCATGAAAAAAGCCTGCGTATGGGCATTTGCAGCCAGAACGGGACGGGCGTATGTGAAGCCCTTGACATTTTGTATATCTGCTTTCTTATGAACTTTGCGGGTTCTTTAATTTTTAATAGCCCGCAGCAATTAAAAAATCCCTTGCTTTGTTCTTAATCTTCATGTAATCGCCTACCGGAAGACGTCTGATTTCATCAGAAGCAACCCCCGCAGCTTTTGCCGCAAGAATACACTGGAACGCAGATGAAATCTCCGGTGAAAGTGCATATTTGTTCTGGTCTGCAAGTTCCTGTTCTACTGCTTCAATATCTTCACCAGTCAAATTGTCAAAATAGAAAGTTAATTTTGTATACTTCTTTCCCTCAATCTCTCTGGGCTTTTTGAATGTGTGTGTATAATTCAAGCTGCCGTCTTCTTCCTTGTCTTTCTTCTTGTCGTCAAAACTGACCACACCACTTGTCTGCGCTTCCTGCATTTCCTTTTCCTGCTCTGTTGCCTGCTCCATGTTTTCAGTTGTATTTGTTGTATCTGCCATTGTGTTTTCCTCCATATCTTTGATTTATTGCAGGAAAAAACCAGCGGTCTTCCCGCTGGTTCCTGCTTTTTCTTTCTTTACTTTCCTAACGCTCTTCTAACGTCCTTTAAGTAGTCCTTGCCGTTGATAATGCAAATAAAGTTCAGCGGGTCAATTTCTGTCACCTTTTTTCCGTCCATATACATTGCATAATATGACACGGCGTATTCACCGCTTACATCAGCTGTGGAAGCTGCCGCAACTTTGCCCAGTGCGGTTTTCTTCGGCTTCACTTTCATAATGTGTTTTACGCCCGCAATTTCATTTGCGCTGGTGCGCATATTCATTCGCTGCTGTGCTACACGCAGGTCAATTCTATGCACCCGTGGTTCCATCAATGTGACTGCTGCCGCTGTAACTGTACGGAAGTTGAAAGTTGTTGACATTGCATTTAAGTGACCGATAATGATTTCTTCAATATTGCCCGCAATGCCTGCGCCGCTCAACTCTTCCGTCATGTACTCCAAGTCTGGCAGTGTCACTTCTGTGGTTCCCAGATATTCTACGGCGTCTTCGTAAATCGCATAGTTAATAACTAATTCGTCAACTTTTGACATTCTGTTTCACCTCCTGTTATGCTGCCATCAATGCTGTAAGATATGACAAGTCATATTCAAGCATAAAGTCCATTTTCTGCATTGGTGATGGCGGTGTCATGTAAATGTGAAAACGCACAATTCCTGCCGCAAGCTGGCTTGTGCTGTTTTCGCTTTCGTTGAACTCCACACGCCCGCCAATAATTTTTTCATCAGTCGCAAGGCTTGCCAGCCAATCATTGATTGACTGCACAACTGCGTCAATCAGACGTCTTTTAATTCCTCTGTCAATGTAGTTCCAGTACGTCAAAATAAGTGTCTTTGCAACCCACTTGAACATACGGTTGATACAGTAGAAATAGTCTGTCACGTCTGTGTTGGCAGGATAACAAGCCGTATAATTTCCCCAGCTTACAAAGCCATTAAAGAAATTAAGTGCGGTCACAACGCCGTTTTCGTTCAAGTAGTTTGCCTGCTGAATATCCATTACTACTTCCGAACCGTCCGCAGTAACCATTCTGTCTGCCTGTATACCCTTGTTTGAAGCGCTCTCGCAAGGTGTGCCGCCGCCGTACTCTTCCGCATTGTCTACGGCTGACATACTGGCTGCAAGCTGTGTCGAAAGATTGAAAACTCTATCTCCCAGCGCAACTTTAGGGAAGCAGACAACTTCTGTTCTTTTTGTGAAGTTTTTCTGTTTCTTCCATGCTGGCACTTCCGTGTAGTATGTCGCCCCGGTTTCTGCCGTGCAGTCAATGTCCAGAATTGCTTCGCCCTCAAACAGTCCGTTGATATTCTCTGCTTTTGCAGACATTACAGCTGCAACCTCTGCGTCATGTGACCAATTCGGACACAAAATAAGGTCTGGAACCTTTGTGTAAAGCGGAAATACATTGTTAATCAGTTCAAGTCCTGTTGTCTTGTGTGTGCTTACGCTGTAACCGCCGATAATATCATTTTTTGTGACCTGTGAAGTGTCCACGGCGTCATATTTCACAGTAAGTTTGCCCGTGGTTTCTTTTAAGAACTCCACAATGCAGTTTGTGTCACTGTAAAATACTTCGTAATCTTCCCCGGCTGTCTTTCCTGTGATTTCCACACTGCCTGCGATTGCTTCCGCAGGTAATACAATCTGACCGTCTACAACGTCCATCTGTGTTTCATCAACTGTTTTCTTGTGTTTCTTAGGGTCAAGAACATTTACAAAGAACACCTGTGCAGAATTGAACAATGTAAACGCTGTGTAAATCTCTTCACAGAGACTGTATTTCTTCCAGTCGTCGGAATATCCCAACGCCTGCACTGCTTCTTTGTAGCTTGAAGCCATAATGACTTCATTTACTTTTCCGTTTACCATCTGCACGGGTGCTGTTCCAACCACAAAATGCACGCCAGTATCTACGGACACGGGCGTGATTGCGCCATTGTTTGTCTTGCTGGCGTTTACTCCATGTGATACGTCACTCATTTGTTATACCTCCTGTTCTGCGTATGCAAGGGCAGCAGCCTTTAAGTCTGAATAATACTTGTTGTATACATTCCCGGTTGTCTTCACCTTGTCTTTCTTGTCTGCCAGTTCGGAAATAGGAACCAGCATTTTTCTTACAAGTGGGAACTTTTCAAGAATGAAAGAAAGTTCTTCTTCAATCTCTTTGTCTGTTCCCTCAAAAATCTTGTTGCATGGCAGCATTGCTTTTGGCAGGTTCGGTCCAATGTAAATCAGCTTTACTGTTTCCGACTGCGTATTTGCCGTTTTTACGGCTTTTTCTTCTGTTGTGGTATTTTCTACCGCCTGCACCTTTTTAGCGTCCTTTTCGGCTGCTGTGGCGCTTGCTGTGGTCGCTTTTGCCATTTCGTCTTCCTCCTGTCTATTCTATAAATTGTGCAAAATCTCTGCCACATCACGTTGCGTGACTGGCATACTCCAATTTGTCACCATTTCGCCCATGTAGTATGGCGGCGTGGTGTCTTGATATACGATATATTCCAGCGGCAGTTTCAAAGTAAATTGACCGCCGCCGATTGTCCCGGCTTTCTTCAATTCGCTGCGTACTCTCAAAATCAGATTGAGAAGTGCCAGTGGTCCGTCCTGCCCATCTTCTGAATACACCGCAAATATTATTCTTACTTTGCAGCTGTCTTCTTCTGGTTCGTTCGCTGCTTTTTCGTCTGTCCCTGTTAGGAACTTAACCAGAATATATGGTACTTTCTGTTGCACGTCGTCCGGTTCCGGCAGTCCCATTCTGTACACCTCAACTGCCCTTTCTTTTGCTTCATTGCTCCCCGTTCTGGTTCGCACTGGCAAAATTATGTCAGACGTGCTTTCTTTTATGAACTGCTGCAAATTTTCCAATAAAAAAACTGGTGTCATGCCTTACCTCCATAACCATTCAAAATTCTGTTCATTTCATGGATTATTCTTTCATTTACCAGTTCTTGTACCTCTTCTTGCAAGTCGTCCATAACTTCTGTGTTTCCCACCATCTGCGCCGCTGAAAGACCCATCAGCTGTTCTGTTGGAACACGCTTTCTTGTAAGTCGTTCATATACTCCCATGCCGTTTCTCATGTTTGCAACAAATGCGTCCTCAAATGGTGTGGCGCTGCCGCCTTTTTTCACCTGTGCCCGCACCTGTTTTCCGGTTCCAGACTTTGTGGGTGTCACTTTGAATTGATACAGTGGTAATTTTGTTCCAGCAAAAGAAACAAAGCCCGCAAGGTTTCCCGTGCTGGCTTTGTTCACTCTCATTGTTGTTCTTGCTGTCAGTGCGCTATTGTTTACCGTGTACACTTGCTTTGTCCGTTTCAATGCCTGCGTTTTCGCTCTGGAAACTCCACGGTTCAAAGCGTTGGCAAATACTCTTTCCGCACCTTTTGGAATACCTGCCAGCAGGGTTCCGGCTCTTTCGATTGCGTCAGAAGTTATTTCAATCATTCGTCCACCATCTCCAATTCCAGAATTATTTCCCCGTCCTCGCAATCTGCTTTTGCGATATAGTAAAGGTTGACTGCTCCGGCTTCGTCAATTTCTATCTGTCGTCCTCTCTTCGGTACACAACCAAAGTCATATAAAGACATATAGACCAGACAAGAAACACGGTTGAACCCCTCTGAATTGTCCCCATTTCCTCTTTGCCGTTCGTCGGCTGCCGTATGGTCAATTATCACGGGGATATAGTGTTGTTTGCCTTGATACCAAATATCAGTCATTGTTGCCATTTCGCCGCAGTTGTGAAACACTTTCATATCACTGGCAAGCTGGGCTTTGAAATCCATTAAATAGGTGTAGCCACAAACCAGCTGTCTACATCATGCGGAACGCATAAAGGTGCGGAAGACAGATTGAGAAATCTTCTTGCAGGCTTGCGCTTCGTCCATGTGTCCGGTACATACTTACCCTCAACCGTCATAAAGTTGCCGTCTGGCTCTTTAATCAGTGTGATTGCTCCATAGTACATGGAATAATCAGCGTTTGTGCTTAACAGTGCCAAACTGTCAGCTGGTACAAGTGGCTTGTCCTCCGGTGCGTCCGGGTTTGTCCAGTCGTCAAGATACCACTCGTTGTACTTGTAAATATCAAGTCCCAGTTCGTGAATGGTTCCAAGGTATGTCACACCGTTTGGAAGTTGTTTAGGCTGAATGACTGCAAGATTGTAATTTTTTACATCAAGTTGTTTCTGTACTTTTTGGTGATTTACAAACGCATTTGCAACGTCGCCACCCATAACGCAAATATCGCAGTTTACAAATCCGGTCTTCTGTACGGTTTCGTGCCAGCGCTTCAAATCTGCGATAGGGTCGGAAGTGTCAGCAGTCCACTTCTTCGCTGCTGTTGTGATTTTCTCTTTGTTTGTAAAAGAAAAGTCAATCACTTCATTCACTCCGTCGCCAATGATAGGAATTTTGCCAGTAAAAATGGTCTGTACGCACATTAACTCTTCACGGCGTAAAATCATTTCTCGCAGCTCCTTGAAATCATCAGACATTTTAAGCACTGCACGTTCAGCAGGCGTTCTGCCAGAATAAAGGCTTTCACCCGGTCTGCGCTGTAAAAGGTCGTCAACCGTTGTGACCTTTTCCGGTGCAACTAAAGGCGGTGTGTAGGTCTTTGTTTCATAGCCAGTGTTTGGCACTACCTTTCCGCCGATTACACGGCTGACAAACGGTGCAACCTTTCTGCTTCCTTTCTTGAAATCAACATCAACATTCTTTGTCACGAATGTTTCTTCATGTTTGAAAAATGTACTTCTGAAAAAAGTACGCACGGGCGGTAACTTCTGAACCACTCTGCCCATTGTTCGTGGTTCGTAAATAGATACTTCATTTGCCATGATTGTTTTATCCTCCTTACTTCAAAAAGATTGATACTTTTCGCAGTGCTTCTTTGATTTTTGCTAAATCTGCGCTTGCTTCAAGGTTTAATGCGTCAGCGAAAAACTCACCTGTCAAATAATATGTGACTGGTTCGCCCTTTCCTGCTGCTGCCGCAGAAATTCCGATTGCGTTCGCTTCTTTTGTTGTAGCAACCGGAATGATTTTGTTTTCGTTCTCTGTGTCAACCATTACTGGTGCATATTCTTTGATTTCTGCGCCTGCAACTCCCGTTTCCGGTACTGTTTGGAAGTCGCCAGCAAAGAAATTCTTTGGCGCTGTTTCTCTCTTCTCTACTGCGTATTCACTCATTTTGCGCTACCTCCTTATTTTGTATCTGGAAACAACTTGTCAATAGCGGCATTGAACGGGTCTTTTCCGTCACCGCCTGCGTTGTCTTCCGGTGTTACGCCAGATACATTGTTTGCCCCACTGTCCTGTGCGTCCTGCTGGCGGTTCTGAATGTAAGTTCCACCCGCTTTGTTCTGCTCTGCAATGATTTTCACTGCAAGTTCCTGCGCAGAAATAGGGTTTTCAAACTTTGCGTCTGTCGCAAGTGCTGCATAGTTGCCGTTTGCCAAGTCTTCAATGCCTTTAATTCTGGCACGTTCTGTGGCTGCGGCTTCGTTCTGGATTGTCGCTACTAAATCCGGGTATGCGGCTTTTAGTGCGTCAACCGTTGTGATTTTGTTTTCTGGTGCTGCCATTTCTGGTTCCTCCTTTTCTTTTGGCTTGTTGATAGGTTCTGTTGCACTATTTACTAAACTACCCGGATTTTGATTGTGCGGGCTGTTTAATAACTGGGTTGGAATACTCTTGAACATGGAAACGTCAATAGGCACTGAATTGACAACGATTTTTGAAGAATTTTCAACAACTGTTGTGCTGTCTTCAAACATCAATTCATCACAAAAGCCGTTTTCAACGGCAATGTCGCCCGTCCACCATGTTTCGTTTGACATAAGCTGTTCTATGTCTTCTGTTTTTTTGCCAGTTTTGCTGGCGTATGTATTGACAATGCTTTGTTTAATCACTTTCAGTTCATCAGCCATCTTCAAAAAGTCTTCTGCTCTGAAAGTGTCCCAGACTGTCATTGCCGGGTCATGTATCATAAATACACCGTTTCTGGCAATCTTGATTGTGTCGCCAGCCATAGCAATGATTGTGGCAGCGCTTGCCGCCCAGCCATCAATTTTGACTGTCACTTTAGCTGAACAATCTTTCAATCTCGTAAAAATTGCATTCGCTGCGAACACATCACCGCCGCCGCTGTTAATGCGCACTATAATTTCCGGCACATCACCAAGCGCCGCAAGTTCTTGATTGAATTGCTGTGGCGTCACCCTGTCTTCCCACCATGACTGCTGGCTGCTTATTGCGCCGTATAAAAGCAGTTCTGGTGGTTTGTCGCCTGTTGCTGGAATAAAATTCCAGAATTTATTTGTCGTCACTCCGTATGGATTGCCCGGCGTCCTGTTGTCCTGCTGCTGGTTCATTCCCTGCGCCTGCTGCGGCTGCTGGGGATTTTGGCTTGTTTGCATTGGCATTGGCAATTTTCTTCACCTCTCTTAACTCTTTTTCTTCGTGTTTCAGTTGTTCAATATTGTTGTAGTAGCTTGTGCCCGTCATTTGCATTGTTTCGTCGCTTCGTGTGCTAAAGCCGTTCTGCACCCGCTTTTCTGCGGCTGTTACTTCTTTTACCGGGTCTAACATACCCTTTGCAGGTCCGTTCCATTTCGCCCCGCAATATGCTTTTCTAATCACCGGGTCAGTAAAGAAGCCCGGTGCCTTGATACGTCCTTTTGCAACCGCTTCTGTCAACCACTCTTCATATACTGGCTGGCAAAAGTCAGTTGCTAACCAGTCCCGGTACATATTAAACATTTTCCACGCTTCTTCCAGTGCGCCTTTACTTGCTGTATAACTGGAATTAAAGCGCTTCATAAGCAATTCATAAGGTATTTCAAGGCTGGCGCCTATCTGCTGGCATATAGCTTCCACAAAGCCGCCAAAATTGGCGTTTGGTCTTCCGGGGTTCATGTCATGTGCCTTTTCGCCCTCGTTTAAGTCGATAACGGCACCCGGCGCAAGTTCAATGGTGGTTTCGTCCTCTGCGTCCACCTGCACTTCCTCCGGTATAATGCTTCCTATTGCGTCTTCGCTGCTTGCGTCTGCCTTTTCGATAAACACCGTGAACATACCGGACACAACCGCTGCAACCAGTTCGGCGTCCGTGTATCTGCCAAGCTGTTTTAGGCTTTCAATGACCGGGGCAAGGAATGGAACGCCCCTGCGCTGCCCTATTCGTTCACGGTTCATAAGGTGTAGCACGTTTCTTCTTCCGGTTGTTTTTCCGAACGCTTCCACCCTCTGCCAGCTAATATCTGTGTAGGCGTAAGACAACGGGTGGTGGTCTGCTATGTGATACGCTACAACTTCCCCGGACTGGTCAACCTCCACACCTCCAACAATTTTATTGTCTATGGTGTCGCAGTTGTCCGGGCTGCATAATCTGTCCGCTTCTATCAGCTGCACACGCAGGTCGTATGGTTGGTTCAGTCGTGGTTTGACTGGAAGCACTGCCAGACAGTCCCCAGAAATAAGCCAATTCAAAAAAGCTAACTGCTGCAACTCGCAAAAGTTGTCAATTCGTGCCATGTCACAATCTGTGCTTTCTGCCCAGATATTCCATTCACGTTCAATCTGCTTTTCAAGTGTTCTTCTTTCCTCCGGTGATATGCCCAGCAATTCTGTGTCAATGTTCGGCTTCAAACGTAGCCCACGCCCAACAATGTTTGTTCGCATGGTTTTGACAGCGCCGTTTGCAATAGGCACGCCCATGTATAAATCACGGGTACGCTGTCGCAGTATTGAAACATTGTCTTCTATATCTTCACGACTGCTGCCGCCCGCATGAAGCCACCCTGCAAGTGATTTTTTCACTACGCTGGCACCATAATTGCTGTACCCGCTGTTTAAAATCTGCAATTTTTGTCTTGCCGCAGTACGTTTCAGTGCCGTTTGCGGCGCCACAACTGCTATTGCCTTGTCAATTCCCGCTGCAATTCCCACGTTTTCACCTCCTTTATTGCATGAAAAAAGCAGCTTTTCGCAGCTGCTTTTCGTCTTTTCTTACTTTTCCACGCTATAATATTACCCCATTTTTGCAGGCAATGGGGGGAAATAAACCCCAAAAACGGGCAATCACGGGGCAATCTTTTATAAATCACGGGGCACAAATCGTCTTGCCCGGTTTCTGCCGCCCGTCTTTGCTACGTTCTCCAATGCAGCAACTTTTCCCTGCCAATATTCAATAGCACGTCTGATTTCTCCCAAGTCTGCTTTCGTCATGGTCCGGCTTCCTATTGTGTACGACTGGGCGTTTGTCACCGCCAGTTCTGCTTCCAGCCATGCGTCAAGGTGTCGTTGTGCTGTTTCCAGTGTAATTCCTGCCATTTATAATATACCTCCACTTCTTCTTCTGCCCCGCTTGACAACTCGTTTCACTGTCTGCGGTGTTTCCTCTTTCTTTTTCTGTTTCTTCAATGGTACGTTTGCAATTTCAATGGCTGCCGTTGCGTAGTTTCGGCAGTCCAGCGCTTCATTTCGCTTGTGTTCGCCTTTGTCTTTCAGTTCCCATGCAAAATACGGGCGTCCCATCTTGTAGCGCATGACTTTTTTTTCTGACGTCAAGCCCTTGAAGTATTTTTCGTCATATCCTTTGCTCTCTTCTTTCGGAAAATGGCAAAATCCGGGTCCCTCGTCTTCCACCTTTAGTCTGTCCATAAGCAGGCTTTTTCCGGTGTCAACGCCCAATGTAAACAGATATGCGCCCTCACGGTTGTTTTTTGACGGTTTCTGGATATATGCTGCTGCGCTATCGTTTGAACCTCTAATTGCAAACACCCTGCGGCTGAACCGGGCTTTGCAGAACTTATATACTTGATTGGTTCTGTGTCCTCCACTATCTATGCAGACGCAGGACAGCTTCATTTTTGTGCCGTCCGGCTTTTCAAATGTCTGTTGTAAGAATGTGTCAAGGTCGTTCCAGACTTGATTGTTAATGTCTGAATTGTCCCCGTATATTGCCGCATACTTCACGCCCCAGCTTTCATATTCTGGACCCCAGCCCACCACTTCAACTTCAAATCTGTCGTCCTGTGTATCAACTCCCGCTGTTAAGTACAGCACTTCTTCCGGTACTTCGCAGTTGTACTTCTCACGGCGTTTCAACAATTCGTCGTCTTCTATGGTTTCTCCGTCCTCTTCCCACGTCTGCCCCATTTCCGTATTGGTCCATACTTTCATTAGTTCCACATTGCCTTTTTTCATTTCTGCATTGGCAATGATGAACTTTTCAACTACTTCTTGCCATGTGGTCAGTGTTGAAGCAAGCGTGTTCAAATGGAACCCACGCACCGGGTTTTCCGGGTCTTCATGCACAAAGGTTCCGTCAACAAAATGTTCTTTCCATTCTGCTTCACTGGATATGACGCCGCACTTGCTGCAAGCGTATCTGATTTCTGTTAGGTCTTCTTTGTCAAAAATCACGTTTGACCAGACCAGCGGTTGAAGTTCTCCGCAGCATGGGCAAGGTGTGTTCCATTCTCCCCGGCTGCTGTTTTCGTATTCCACTTCTATTCTGGACGCACCTTTGACCGTCGGCGTGGAAATATCCACCTGCTTTTTGTTCCAGAATGTAGTCTGGCGCTTTGAAGCCAATAAAAGCGGGTCGCCCTCTTTTCCGGCGCTGGCTGGGTATGCGTCTATCTCGTCTGCAAGCAATATTCTGATTGTGTGGCTTCGCAGTCCTGTTGGGCTGTTTGCGCCTGCAATCGTTATGAAGCCGCCCGGAAATATCTTTTGCATGATTGTGTTACCGCTGTTGCGGCTCTTTTCGTTTATACGGTCAGCCAGTACGGGCGTGTCACGCAACATAGGTGACAGCTTTTCTTTTGAAAACTTCTCTGCCATGTCTATTGTCGGCTGTATAACCATAATCGGTGATGGGTCATAATGCACATAATATCCAATAGGGTTCAGCACCATTGCGTCTGTCTTTCCCACCTGCGCTGCTGACATAATCACGACTTTTTTTATTGTAATATCTGTTATGGCGTCCATAATCTCTTTTTGATACGGCGCCTTTGCTGTCTTCCAGCGTCCCGGCTCTGCGGAAGACCCGGCAGACAGTCTGCGGAACTTATCTGCCCACTGTGAAAGTGTCATTTCCGGCGGCGGTTGTAGCACTTTGAAAATCCGTGTGAACATATCAACTGTGTTTTTCTTCATTGTCTACACCATACCCAAACACTGTCTGAAAGTCTGAAAGTTCTTCCAGCACTTCATCAATGGCGCTTTTCAGCAACTTAAATATTTCTGTCTGGTCCTTTTTCTTTGATAAAATGGGGCTTAACTTTGCAGGTATAGCCATGAGCCTTGTTTTGAACCTAACAAGTGTGTCTGTCATTACCTGTTCCACGTCCTCTGTGGTGTGTACCTCATTTCTGCGCAGTTGCAATTCCAGTTCTTGTGCTTCTCTTTTTGCTCTGACCAGCTTTGCACGTTCTGCGTTGTAATCTATTGCGCTTTCACTTTCCGGGTTATTTTTGCGCAAATAATTTATGTACTGGTGGTTTACGGTCTTCAAGTCGTACAGCCCCGGTCTGATTTCCGTTATAACCTTTTCGTCACGCAGCTGGCGCACTCTGCGTTCTGAAATATCCAGCCAAGCGGCAACCGCCTTTGAAGTGTACGCTTTCAAAAACCGCACCCCCTTTCTTTTGTGTCCGAATTGGTCACATTTTTTCTTTTTTAGCCCCTACCCCTTTATTTTTTACCGGGTCGGAAGCGGAAATGAAATTTTCAAAATTATATCTGGGCAGGTTTTGGGCGTCGCCGTACCCGCAGCGCTTCCAGACCGCCGGAAGAACCTATTAAACGTCGTCCACAACGCCTGTGATTTCGTCGTTTTCGGTGCTTCCGTCCGGGTCAATCTCAAATTCTCCCGTTAGCTTCTGTTTGTTCAATTCAAGTTGCTTTTCTGCAAGCTGCAAGCGTCTGTCCTCTAACTCATACGCCTTGATACTGTCCAGCTGCTTGATGATACGCCCATGTAGCTTGTTTAGTTCGGCTTCCACTTTCATTGCTCTGTCAAATGGGCTTGACTTGATAATAGATTTCATTGCTGTTTTGTATATCTCTTTGCCGCCCTCTGGGTCTGTTGCCTGCCCCTGCTCCATGCCGCAGTCCTCTTCTTCCCTGCGTTCTTCCATGCTCTTTGGCACAATCATGTGTACAATTTTATCAGTATAGAAGCCGCCTGCTTCTTTGCTCTCATACTCTTTCAGCAGGCTTTCCAGATAGGCTTTGCGGACGTATAACGCCTGCAATTCCTCCATCATTTGTGACAGTGCAGACGGTGTGCCCGTGTTTTGTATTGCTGCCGCCTGCTCTGGGTCTATGTCTTCATAGCCTGCCTGTGCAAAGGCTCCGTGTGTGACGGCGTTTTTGTTCCCCTTTTTTGCCGGGGTTTTTCCCGCAGCATTTTTATTGCCTTTTTGTCCACCCCTTTTTTTAGGCTTCTTTTTCAAGGCTTCGTCCCAGCCGTCTTCTGACTTCCATTTTCTTATCCTTACTTCTGGCACCCCTGCCAGCTTTGCCAGTTCCGCTGTTTCAATCTTGCCGTCTGCGTCCAGATAGCGTTGCATTGACTTGTCCCGCTCCGGGTTCCGTGGTCTTCCCATCTTCTCACCTCTTTTCGTTTGTTTTCATTCTTTCCAACTCTTCCGGTTTACGGAAGTATAAAAAATTATGGGCTTTGTAATTTCAAAAAATCACCAAAGCCCACTATTGCCAACGTGCAAATATAACGGCGTAAAGCCTGCTTTGCTGATATAAATTATACCAGTGAAACGCAGGCAATGGCGGGCAATGATTGCTTATGCAATCTTCTTGAATTGTGAAATTATCTGGTTCTTTTCAAACCTCTGTGACAGCGTAGCAAGTGCGTTATCTCTAATGTTCTTGCACTGCCGTTCACTGTATGAATTGCGTACCGCTACTTGTTCCCATTTGAGGTTGTGAATGTAAAAATCGAAAATAATACGCTTTTCTTTCAGTTTCAGTCTTGAAATTTCCTGCAAAAGCTGTGCTTTCAAACTCTGTAACTGCTGCACCTTTGCTTCATAATCTTTAATTTCTCCACTGACAAAATCTGGAATGTTCAGCGCCATATTTTCTGTTTGTCGTGATATATTATTTTTTCCTTTTGGTAGACCGTCGCACTGTATAGCGCCAATGGGGTTGTAGTATTGGTCCGTCAAGTCATTTATAATCTTTCTGTATATGCTCACCTCCCCGTCTATGTCTTTGTAATATTCCAGCAATTCAATAACCCTGTCTTTTTCCATTGCCTGCGCCATTTGCTTTTCCTCCATTCTTTGTTTTGCCAGTTTTGCCCGGCTGCTATCCGTCTTGCACGTCAACTGCGTGTTCTCCTGCTGCCTGCTGCCGCTCTTTTTCTTTGTACCCCATGCACTTTATGTATCTTTCCGGCTTTCCGCAGCTTTCATAATATTTGCAGTCTACGCAAACATTTTCTTTCATTTGCGCTTCCTCCGTGATATGTACCCTGCGCACTCCGGCTGTCCCTTTAATAACTGCATGGAACACGCCCCGCCGCACTCATAAGCCTTTGTGATATGCTTTGCACACTTTGTATTTGCACACTGATTGCGGCAAAATACGGGCATATTGTCTGCATTAAGCATTATTATTGGTCTTTCCATCTGCTGCACCTCCGTTTCTTCTTACGAACTGGAAGCGCCACGCTTCATCACGCATGGTTTTTATTGTTCCGTCTTCGTCAATGTATACTGCGTCAATAAACTTCGGCTTTGGTGGTTCCCCCTCTTCTAACGGTCCTGCAAAATCAATCATAATTTGCAATACGTTGTATACTCTTTCGTTGATAATCATTCTATAATCTGTCATGTTTATTGGCATTTTCCGCACCTCCTAATTTCTAACACGGTCCACCCTCTGCGCCGTGGAACGCTCCTGCTGGGTATTTCCATTGACCGTCAATAAATATTTGACTTTCTGTGAATATCCCTGTTATCAGACTATGTATTGCTTCTTTGTCACCCTTGTATAAACACGGCTTTGCTCCCTCAATGTACGTTTCAAGGTCGCATTTGTTGTCCAGTGTGAAGCCCAGCGCCTTTTCATCATGTTTCATTTCTTCAAATTCCTGTGGGTACAACTCTTTGAACCCTGCAAACAGTTCCGGTGTTGAAAATATGCACCCTGCGCAGCTACAACGGTTCCAGCCTGCCCGGTAACACGGGTGCGGGTTCACTTTGTTTCTTTTCATCACTTCCCACACGTCTTTTTCTGAATAATCAATGACCGGGCGCCACTGGTGAACTGTTCTTTTCAGTTTCTTTTCTGCATTGGCTCTGAAATATATTTCCATTTCGTTGTATTTTGAACGCCCGGTGCTTTCCCCTCTACGTTCCCCGCTGCATATTAAAACTTTTGAATTTTCTTTCACCTCTTCCAGATTTCGCAGAACTGTTGCTGCAACGTCTATTTTCAAATAAGGGCTGCACCATCTTGTCATTAAATTTCCAGACTTTGCAGGAAACTTCATGCGGCAGCCGTATTCTTTCAGCAGTTCTTCTTTGTTCTCTACGTTGCTTTCTTCAATCTTCCTGCACGCTGCCTGCTGTGGTGTTTCCTTTGCGCTCATTATTTCCCCGGTTTCCGGGTCTACCCATTCAATAGGCTTGCTTGCTCCTATTCTGTATAATTCACCAAAGAAGCCGCCTTTTCTCCATGATAGCCGCAGCGGTATTCCCTCTGCGTCCGCAAGCGCTTTCATGTAGCTTTGTGTGCAGCGCCAGTCCATGTGGCGTTCCGGGTTTCCTCCGTCTATGTCATGGTGCCAGAACTCAATCTTGCTTTTAGGCACTCCCAGTTCACGCAATTTGAAGTATGTTGCTATGCTGTCTTTGCCGCCAGATATTAAAACAACAATCAAGTCGTATTCTTCCAGCGGCAGCAATTCTTCAAGATATATTTCTTCCATGTGCTTTGTTTCTCTTCTGCCCGGCACTCTGGGTTTTATGCGTTTTCCTGTTCCATATATGGACTTGTCTTTGTTCCCTCTGGTCACTGGTGTGTCAACGGTGCAATCTATGTCTTTTATGAACTCCGGTTCAAACAAGTTTAATTGCCCTTTCACTTTTCACACCTCCAAATCATTTCAATGCTATTACGCAATATCCGTCTTCAAGTGCGCTGCTGGTCGTGTCGTCGTCCATGCAGATAATTTTCATGTCAGCCGTATTTCCGGTTGCTCTGCCCTCTGCAAACTCAATCAGCTTCACTGTGTCGCCCTCTCTGTAATCGTCGTTTTTCAAAATCATGTATGGTCTTGTATGGTCGATTGCAACGGCTTTCATTTTGTCTGGCGACACTCTGATTGTCTTTTCTTTCCTTTCATCAGACGGCAAGTGCTGCATTTTCTCTTCCTGCTGCATTTCACGCAGTTTCTTTTGTGTTTCCCGGTCAATAGCTGCCTGCTCTTCGTTGTACCGCTCTTCGTCCGTTTTCTGGGCTTCCCTGCGGTTTTCGTAGGCATTGCAGTTCGTCACGGTTGCTGTCTTGTCGTGGCACTCTTCATAGTGCGTACAGCTGTAACAAAGTGAATTCATGCTTTCTGGCTGCGGGTCAACATATTCTGGCTGCTGTTCTGTGGCTTCTCCTGCTCCCTCTGTGGCTGTTTCTTCCTGTTCTTCGTCTGTTTCACCGTCTGTGGTGTTTTCCTGCGTCTGTGGCTCTTCTGGCTGCTCCTGCAACTGGTTTATGTCCATCTGTCCCGGTATCTGCTGTGACGCTTCGTAATTCTTCTTTAACTGCTTGACGTCTGCCAGCGTCAGCACTTCATTTTCCCGGAATACCTCTGCTGCCTGCTTCTGGTAATCTTCCGGCAGCCCGGACACTTCATAAATGACAGATACAACAATTCTATTTGCCTTAAATTCTGCCATCAGTTCTGGAATGATGTTGTTATATATTGCCTTGTATCTTCCAAGCTGTGCCGGGGACGTTTCTATAATTTCTGCTAACAAATCACGGGTCCTGCCCGGAATGTTCATGCTGTCTTTTAATTCAAGCACCAGTTTTTCTGTTTCCAGTGCTTCTGTCATGCGTTCCCAGTCCGTCTTCTCTCTGAAACGGTTTGCCATAATCAGCGCCAATCTGTCTATGATGGCATTTTTCTTCGGCTTGATTAAGATTGGAACCCGTCTGAAACGCTCTTTTCCCTCGTCCACAAGTTGCATGACCGCCAGCCGTCTTCTGTGTCCTGCAATGATACGGCGCTTTCCGTCTTCCTCTTCATCAGTCACCAGAAGCGGTTGCAGCACTCCCAGAAGTTCAATGGACTGTTTCAAGTCCTGCACGTCCTCTACACTGTAAAAGTTGCCCTTTGACGGTATAAGGTCGTATATATCAGCTGTACTGCTCACGCCCTCTTCGGACGTGACAACCTCTGCGCCTGCTGCTGCCTGCTGCTGTTCTGTTTTCTGCTGCTCCCCAGCTTCCTTTGACCGCTGGTTTAATAACTCTGTCAAGTTGAATTTCTTTGCTGCTCCTGCCATTGTCTTTTCCCTCCTAACGTGTCCGAATTGGTCACATTCTCAACCATTCTTCCACTAACGCTTTATAGTCGGCACTTGCGCCGCAGCGTGGGGAATATAAAATGATTGGTAATCTTTCAAATGTGCTGGGCTTCATTTTTGGTGTCTTTCTGATATGTGTTTCAAACACCGGATATTCAAGCGTCTTCAAGAACTCTTCACCCTGCGTGTCTGCTTCATTTGTTCTGTCGTACTGTGTGACAAAGCAGCCGCAGAAACGCAACTGCGGGTTTAGGTCCTCACGGGTGTTGTCAATCTGTTCTTTCAGTTCTGCCAGCCCATCTATTGCAAAATCATCAATGGTTATAGGCACCATGACGTCTTGTGAAGCTACCAGCGCATTTATGGTTGAAATGTTAATGTCTGGGGCGTTGTCAATAATGCAGTAGTCATATTCATTCTGTAAGCCGTCCAGAAACTTTTTGAAGCGTGTCTGTTGCGGTCTTGACTGGTCCAGCATGACTTCAAGGTTGGCTGTAAGCAAATTCATGTTCGCTGTGATAATGTCTAAGCCCTCAAAGTCCGTGTGCTGGATAACCTCTGCCGGGTCAATGCCCCGCTGTGTCATTACCTCTGCCGTGCCCTTATGGTCATAGCTGTGGCGGTTCATAATCTTGCTTGCGTTGCCCTGCTTGTCATTGTCAATCAGCAGGACTTTGAAGCCTTTTACTGCTGCCAGAATATGTGCCATGTTTACGCTGGAAATGGTCTTTGCCACTCCCCCTTTAAGATTGATAATTGATAATACTTTCATGTGGTATTCCTCCTTGTATCTGGTATGAATTTATAGTTGCTTTCCCAGTAATGCACGGGGCGGGACTTGAACCCGCACCCGGCAGCTTCGGTGGCTGCTGCGCTATCCATTGCGCCACCCGTGCTTGTATGCTTATTGGTACTGCATACATAAAAGCCCTTTTATTGCTGTTGGCATATCGTATGGCACCATGTTTTCTTTGTTGCACTGGTCGAACATTGCGTTAATTCCTGCAAGCTGCCATTCTTCAACGTCGTTCTTTTCATCTCTCAAAAATTCTGCTGCTTCTCTTGCTTCTTTCATGCAGCTTTTCATAACTCTTGCATTGTTCTCTGCTGTGCTTATCATCACCACCAGTTCCCCGGCTTCTTTTGCTTTTTCAAATGCTTCTTTTTCTTTCTCTCCTCTTTCTTCCTCTTTCAGCATTTCGCCCATGAACCAATATGCAAGGTTCTTTGTTCTTTTGATTGCTTTTTCTCTGTTCTCTGTCATGTTCGTTACCTCCGTTTGCTTTACTTCTTTAACTGTCTTTATTATATACTTACGGAAGTATAAAGTCTATTGACATTCTGCACAATCTTGCGGAAGTATATTTTGTATACTTCCGTAAGTATTTGTTATTATCTGCCACGGCGTTTCAGTTCGTCTGCAAATTCTCTGACCGGAACTTTCACGGTCAACGGTTCATACTTCCCGCAGCCGTCCAGTTCATACAAGAACTGTGTTTCACCTTTTTTCAGATAGTGAAGCGTCGCAATGTCTGTAACCTTATGCAGTGCAACTGCTGCCGTTGTAATCACCGTGCAGCCCTGTGGCAAATAAAGCGCTTCTTTCGTTTCTCCGTCCTTTGTTGCCTTGATTGCTACTGTGTCCCCAATTTCTAACGGACACACCGCCTTGAAAAATTCTGCTTTCATTCCTCTTTGTCCTCCTGTTCGTGCTTCTCTCTGTTCTGTCTTCTTACCTCCCAGCCAACTTCTCTGACTACTACAAAGACCAGATATAAAATGCCCAGCCCTACGCAGACCGCAAAGAATGTTACCAGTGCTTTTACAACATCAATCAGAAATGCAATCATTGTTCTTTCCCTCCCTCATTTTCTGTTTTGCCCAGCCAATAGCCCGTCTGCTTGCGTTTATCTGGTGTAGCTGGCGTATTCTGATATTATTTGTCTTTTCTTCTTTCTCTGCCTGCTGCCGTTCCAACTGTCGGCGGTATAGTAATTCTTTTCCGCTGTAATACTTCCGCTTCTTTTTCGCCATCTTTATTCCTCCATCAAAAGAACTTTCTATGGTATCTGCTGCCACCTGCCTTTTGACTGCTTCGTGGTCTATGTTGTCCACCTCTTCTTGCAGGACTTCCAGCACTTCAACTTCACTGTCCTTGAAAGTGAATGTCATACCGGGGTCATACTCTCCGCTTGTCCAGTCTTTCTGGAACTTTTCAAAATTATCTCTGTATCTATACGGTGCCTGTGGGTGGTACTGTTCGGCTTCATATATGCCCAGCATAACTTCTTTGTCGTCCTTGTCGTCCCAGTTGTAAAGGTGCCAGCTTTCGTGGTTGTCCCAGTTCCACTTCGACAAATACAACACTATTCCGTCAAAGTAGTTACCCTCACGCACCATGCCTTTCATTTGCTTGCAGGTGAAGCCCTGCCCCTTTAATTCCTCTTTGATTTTCTCATAGTCCCTGCCGCCAGTATGTAACTTTGCTTTTACGATTAACGGCAAATACTGTGGCTGTTTATCTTCTTTTCTTGCCATTGCTTGTCCTTTCCAGTCTGTCTGCAATCCTCAATATGCTTTCCATTGACTTTCTAATGTTTGTGTCTGTGCCCTCTGTGATTTTCAGCACGTCTGCTATGTCCCGCAGTTCTTGTGCCATTTCTTCTGTTTCCCCGGTCACAATGTCATATTTATTGCGGCAGGCGGTGCAGACCTGCGAACCCTCCGGGATAACTTCACCGCATATCAAGCAGCGGTCAACGCCGTTCATTCTTCCCAGCTTTCGTATTTCTTCACACGCCTTGTCAAGTTCTGCACCTGCTCAACAAGGTTTGCAACCTCATGTGGTGACAATCCGGTTTGTTCATAGTCATACAGCTTCTTTGCGGCTTGATTGACTGTGACGTGCGGTTTCAATATTGCTTTCTGTCCGTTCTGGCTGTATTCTGTCAGCGTCGTTCTTTTTTGCCGTTTCCGTTGCTCCTGCTGCTTAAATGCCCCAGCACGCTTCATGGTGCTGTAATATGGCACCGTCTTTTTCAATGTGTGGTCCATGTAACCCATTACAATTCCACCTTTCTTCCCGTCTGCTCCATAACTCCCAGATAACCTGCTATTGTGTCCATTGCTTCTTCTGCGGACCAGCAAACCGCCGTTTCATATCCCTGCTGTCGCAGCTGTTCCAGCCACCAGTCCTGCTTCTCTGTGGTCTTGTTGTTCTGCCACTTCATTTCCACATACAGCCCGTGTTTGCCGTTTCTGGCTACTGGCAAGCATAAGTCCGGCACCCCGGCTTTCACGCCCTGTCTTTTAAGGTTCGCCGCTTCCAGCTGGTTTCTGCTGCCGCCGTTCGGTATGTGGTGCAGCAAGTCCAATTCCGGGAAGTCCTTTGCATAGAACCTCGCCCAGTTTATAACTCTCTCCTGCTCCGTCGCTTCACTGCGCTTTCTGTAATATCCTCTACTCATTTGCGTTTGTCCTTTCGTCAAGGTGTGTTGCCATCATGTCTGCAATGTGAAGCATAGCCGCAAGCCTGCTGCCTGCAAAAGCATTGTTCATGTCATAGCTGCCGCCCTTTACTGCGCTATCAAAAGCGCCCATGTGCCATCTGATAGCCAGCATTTCTTCTTCCGTAAGCTGCATATATCGCATAATCTGGATAACTGACTTTTCACCGTGTCCCAGTGGCAGGCTGTTTGTATGTCCGTATACCTCAACTTCTTTCCAACTTCCGTCTTTCTGCTTCTGGTTCTTCTTCTCTACCTTGTAGGCGTCCACCTTGCAAACATCATGTAGAAGTGCTACAACTGCGATTGTGCCGACTGTATATTCTGAAAAACGCCGTCTGCCTCGCCGTTCGTCCTCCGCTGCTGCCAGCTGAACCAATCTGCTGTATACATTGTTTGAATGTTCCACCAGACCACCTGTGTATGCTCCGTGGTGCTTTGTGCTTGCTGGCGCTGTGAAAAATCCTGCTTCTTCCAGCCATGCAAGCAGCTTGTCTGCTCCCGGTCTGTATATGTGCAAAAAGTGGTTCTTGAACTTCTTAACCTCTGCCATTCTCTGTTCTTCATTCATTGTCTTGTCCTCCTGTGGTTTCTTCCCGGCTGTCCACCAGATATATTTTGCCGTCCTGCTCATACAGCATGACTTTTCCTTTCAGTGCCGCCAGTGTCATTTCTGCTTTCATTCCGTCTGATACGCCGTACTTGTCGCCAATCAGAATGTATTTGCAGTTTTCAAGTATCTTCATTCCTGCTGCCATGCCCCGGCTTCTTTCCTCCGGGTTCTGGTCGTCTGTAACTTCCGTCAAGTATAAATGCACTGTAACCGGGACAAATCCATTGTTTATGGCTGCCCGTGTCAGCTTGCGTGCATATTCCTTGTTGCGCTTTGTGTCGCCCCGGTATGGGCTGCACACATACAACAAATCATTCACCCGCCGTCACCTCCTAATCTTCCAGCGTCAGTTCTTCGCCTGCTGCCGCTGGTTCTTCTTCTCGCTTCCATTCGTCCAAATCCAGAAGCGTTCCGCATTTACTGCAATAATTGAAATCACGGGACACGTGGAAGTAATAGCCGTCTTCCCGGTCTTTCCGCAAATCCTTGTCATACGCTGAAAACAAATGCTTTCCGCATACCGGGCAATAGTAGCTGTTCAAATATCCCAGCTGCCCCGGTAATGTTGGGTATTCGCTCTTCTGTGCTTTCGGCTTTCTGGGTTTCCTTGTTGCCATGTGCTACACCTCCATTGCTGCTTTTTCAAGCTGCCTTTGCAGGTCTTCAAACTGCTGCTGCAAGCCTTTTGTATTTTTATATGTGCTGCACGTTTCGCATTCCGGTTCTTGCAAAAGAACTTGTCTGCACATTTCACACGTTTTTTGTTCTTCATTTAGGCTGTATACAATCAGTGCCATTCTGAAGCTGATACCCCAGAATTTTTTCAAGTCAATTCCGCTTATGTCCACCGGAACTGCTGCCCGGTTCACTTCTTCGTCTGTAATGCCATAGCGCTTTTTTAATGCTTCATACATCTGCTGCGCTGTCTGCTGTTCTCCACCTACGCCACGTTCTGCAAGGGCTTTTATTTTCACCAGCTTTTCAATGACTTTCTGTCTATCTTCCATCAGTCTTCTTCCTCCGGTTCTCCTATCAGTGCCCGTGGCGGCTGGTTGCCGTCCATGAAGCCTGCAAAGAAAGCAGCTTTTTTCAACATTCTGTTTTCTTCGTCTGTTCTTTCCCGTTCTTCTCCCTTATGCTCTTGATAGCAACGGGTGTTTTCGTCCGGGAATAGGTCGTTTTTGAACTTAAAGCCCGTCATAAATGCTTTCATTTCCCGTTTCAATTCCTCTTTGTAGAAACTGAAATACAGTGTGATTTCTGCTGCTTCAACCTCTGTGCAATCGCAGCCACGCTTTTTTCTGCGGCTATAACTTCCAGTGTATCTGTGATAGTTGGCATTTCCTGTCACCATGTAGAAAATCTGTGTCAGCAGGTCTTCTTCTAAATCGTTCTTATAGCTGAACCAGTGCAGTGTCACTTTGTCCAGCGTTATTTCTTCGTCTTCAATTTCGTATCTGGCTTTTAATTCCTCATACATACGCATTGCGGTTTCTTTCTCTCCACCTACGCCACGTTCTGCAAGTTCTTTTATCTTTGCCAGCTTTGCTTTTATTTTGTCATATTGTATCTGGTCCATGTCTTTTACCTCACATACTGCCACGACTGCGGCGCCCGTTTTATTCCCAGTGCTTCAAGCGCCATTGGCTTTTCATACTCTTTGACCGTTGAAACTTCCCAGCCATACACCTTGTTTCTGCTTCCTGCTGCATAATTGTGAATATCATGTGCAGGAACCTTGCTTTTTCTCTCTGCTTCTTCAAAGTTCTTGATTTCCAGAACTTCCGGGCAAATAAATTCACCAACTATTCCCACGCCGCCTGTGACATACACCAGTACCCGGAATGGTGCTTTGCATTGTGGCTTTGTCTTCCGCAGTTCCAGAACTTTTTCACCTGCTGCCATCTTCTGCCACCATTTCTGGTGCAGTGATAATATGACCATTGGCATTTCTTCCAGTTCTGGTGGTTCCCATTGCTGCTTCATGCTCTTTTCCTCCTAAATCTTCAATACTTGCCCCGGATATATCAAATCCGGGTTCTTAATGCCGTTTCTACGTGCCAGCGCATAGCAGGCGGCGCCTTTTCCGTAAAATCTCCATGCAATTTCCCAAAGATTGTCACCCTTTTGCACTGTGTATTCCGTTTCTTTCTGTGGTTCCTGCTCCTTTTTCTCTGGGTTTACGCCGTAGTAGAACGGTTCTGCTATTGACCCGCAGTATTCACACCGCTTGCCCAGTTCAACTTCTGCGCCACACCATTTGCACTTCATGCCCGTTACCTCTCAAACTCGCTCTTTAGTTCAATTCTGATATACAGAATGTGTTGCAGGTCTTCCACCCGGTATTGTGTGAATTGCTCAACTGGCACCTGCTCCGGCAGGCTGTCTGTTTTCGCCCAGTCCCACATTTGTTCCGTGGCTCTGTATGTTTCCATACCCAGTCCCATTTTCTTAATGCGTCGCTGCGGGTTCAATGCTCCATGCACTGCGTTTGCAGCATATCCACGGTATACAACCTGTCCGGCTGCGTTATATATCACCACTCTGTCACTGGGCGTCAGCTTGTCCAGAATGTCGCCCAGTCTGATTTCATTTTCCATCACCATTCACCCCTCATTCTTCTTTCAATTCTTTCTTTCGCCTGCTGCACCTCTCTTGAATACTCTGTTTCTGTCAATCCTTTGTTCCATACGTGTTCATAAGCACCAGCAACACCGTAGTTGTAGGCTGTCAGCACTTCTGCTTCTGTGTCGAACCTTTCTTGCAGTTCTGCCAGATAATCTACGCCGACAAGCACGTTGAAATATGGGTTTTTCACATTATCGACATTCAGCCTGCGCATACGCTCTTTGTGCCACTTCGGTAATACCTGCATATATCCGGTTGAACCCTCTTTGCAGCTTGCGTCCCATCTGTACCCGCTTTCTATCTCGATAATTGCCAGCGCCAGCGTATACTCAACGCCATACTGCTTGCAGATTATGTATGTGTACTGCTGCATACATTCCGGTAAATACCCGCCGTTGTCTGCGTAGTCCTCCGGCACTTCATAGCGTGTCCAGCCGTCCAGCGCTTCCCCGTCCCAGTCAAATGACATAAGGTTGAACGGGTACGTTTCCGCTTCTTCTGTGGTGTTTCCTGTCGGCTGTGTGGTCTGTACTGGTTCCGGTGTATTCTTCGGCAGCGTGCTTGCTGTTGGCTTTACTGCTGCGCCTACCACAGCCACGCACACAACAAATACCAGCACGCCTGCTGCAATGTAATTTCCGTATGCCTTAATTGCTCTTTTTATCCTCTTACGCCTTAATATCCGGCGCAGCCTTGTTTTTCTTCCTGTTCCCACTTCGTTTTCCTCCTTGTCCTGCCTTTTTTGGCTCTTTTTTCCACATTTTCAAGTAAATATGCCACCCGGTCTGTTCATAAAAGACCGCTTCACATGACACAATGTTGTAATTGCTATATATCTTTCTGAACTCTTCCAGCCCTGCGTCCGGTGACTTTGCCAGCTGTTCCACTTTCCTTTTGCTGTACTTAAAATCATTGCACTTTTCTTCCGGTGCGTTCAGATTTCGGCTGTACTTCCAGTGGTTCTGGTCACGCTGCTGTTTCTCCCCGCCGTCCTCTCTGGTTGTTTCCGGGCGGTCAAGGTTTCTGCTGCTGGAATAGCGTTTCTTTCCCTGCGGGTCCTTGACAATATACTTGCAAAGTCCCTCTATTCCGTTTTCATTCATTTGCAGTCTGTCTGCATTTACCCAACCCAGCTGTTTTATACTGGCTCTGTATTCCGGGTCACTGGTCTTCTTCCAGTTGATACGGTCTTTTGTCCACATTAGTTCCACGTCGTCACGGTCAAGCCCGCCATTCATAATGATGTGGTGATGTATACGCTTTAGGCACTTCCCGTCCTTGCTGTACTTGTATTCTGTTACCAGTATGTATTTGAGTGGTTCAAGCCCCAGTTTCTTTCTGCGGTATGCAATGCGCCGCAGGTAGTTTGTCACAATGTTTTCTGCTTCTTCGACTGTTTCCGGCAGGTTTTCTGCGTCATAGGTGCATGACGTGTGCAGGTCCCCTATGTGAAAGTTGCCATTTCCCAGCTGCACCAGATACCGTTTGGCGTTCTTGTCGTTAAGGTCTTTTTGCTTTGGGGCATTGACTTTTCTTTTCTTACCCCTCTTCCCTCTGGCTGCCTGCTCTGCTGCTTCTGTTCGTGGTATTATGTCCACTTCTCTATAACTGGCACAGTCTGTCTTCTTCTCTCTGATAAACACCACTGCACTTCCTTTTCTGTCTGATACCTTTTTCAGCGTATAAGGGTACACCAGAAGTGGTGTGGTTCTATCCTCCATCAATCCTGTTTATTATCCATACAGCGTATATATAAATTTATATATTTCGTAGGAATGTTAATACCCCATACAAGCCCGTTTAGCAGGGATAAAACCCGCTATTTTCAAGGACTTTTCAGCCCTAAAATGTTTGACTTGTAACCGCCAATATGGTATAATAAACGTGTATTGAATTATTAACATATTGACTTTTGAAAAGCCTTTGATTTTGTGTTTCCGGCACAGCTTCAAAGGCTTTTTGCTTGCCATTTTTCTTTGTTCAATTTAGAACGTCTGTTTGCTATGCGTGTGCTTCCGCACCCGCTTTCAGTAAATCAGTTACCAGTTGCCAGCTTTCCAAAAACAAAGCGGAACGGAACGACACATGGTAGCCGACGAGAGAACGAGGGTCGTACAAGCTCAGCGCACCAGCACCACCATGGGAAGCGCTGCCGAAACCCGAACCCCGGATAGGCACGGCTTCTTCAAGTTCGTTGTCTGCCCATATTCCGGCTGTTTCGTTCTTCCAGTCGTGCGGTACAATTCCCAGCTTGTACGCAATTTCTGGCATTTCTTCCAGTTCTTCCAGCTGCAAGTCCTTAATGTGGCAACCGTCCCATGCCACTTCAACGTCTTCTTTGGTTGAAAGTGTCACGCCGTCGTTTCCGTATAATCGCAGCGGCTTTCCGTTTACTGTCGCAACCTGCCAGTCTGGGGCTTCTGTCGTGTAGCCGTCCACTGCTGCGTCATTGTTCTTTGTATACTCAATAACGCCGTAGTGCAGGCGCAAACCCGTTACCCATTCATAGAAATTGCCACAGATACCGAACACGCCGCCTGCGGTGCCATCATGTGACCATGTAAGCGGGTCAAGCCCTGTCAGTGTGCGCCCTCTGTCATACGCCACGCCCTTTTCGTCCGGGTTCTCTGCGTTTGCTCCATAATTGGTGTTGCCGCCTATCGTGTGCCCCAGTTCTTCTGCTTCATGCAGCAAGTAGACAAATTCCGTGTTTGTCATAAGGTGCCAGCCCTCACCCTTTCTGGCGCAGGCTGCCGCCGCTTCATCAAGTGTGATTGTGTGGCGTGGCTGCTGGTACGGCAGGGGCACTGCAACGTCACCGCCCATGCTCTTCATGGTTGTATTGTGGTACTGTGAAATAAGGATTGCCGGGACAATCTTGTTTCTGATTTTGAACATTTCCGGCACGTCCTCCGGGTTGTACGTCCCCGGCTCCATGTAAAACATGGTCATGTAGTTTAGCAGTCCCAGTCTGTCTTTGACAATGACCGCTTTTTTCTTCACAAATTCTTTCATTTGCGCTTTTCCTCCTTGTATCTGGTATGATTTATCTTGAATAGCTTTTCGCTACTATTCACATTTTTACTATTGAAAAACCTTTGCTTTTCGCCCAGCGCCTATGCTGACCGCTGCTTTTTCTCTTCCGGCTCCGGCTGCTTCACAGTCACGGTGACTTTTACACCCTCCCGCTGTGAAATAATCATTGCCAAAGTGTCAAAGAAGCGCTGGGCATTGAATGTTCCTTGCACTTCCATTCCTGCCACCTCCTATGCCGTCTGTGGCTGCGGTGTGGTTCTCTGGCGCTCCTGCTGAATACCCAGCATATAGCCCAGAATAAACATTTGATTGTCACCGTTAAGCTTCTGGAACTCCTGTGCGGTCTTCTCAATCATTTCTTTTTTCTTGTCTTTCATTTCAACTGCTGCCATGTCTGCTTCCTCCTTTTCTGTGTTGTGGTCCTCTGCTATAATTGGATTGTCAGCCAGTGCAGGGCTGGCAATCCATAGCAAAGGGGGTGTGAGTATGTCTTTACATCAATATGAAATTGATTTTTCGCCGCTTTCACTTGATGAAAAAACCGCTTTGATTGACCGTATAAAAAACAACGCTTTTACCGGTCCAGACTTCAAACAAGGTTTTCAGTCCGCTACATTCTGTATTGAAGAAAGTAATATTAAACTTCTGAATGTTCCTGCTGACTGTCCGATTGTTCTTTTGCAGTAGGTGTATATATTGCAAATGTGGTTTTTTTGGCTTCCGCATTGTAGTTAATTTCAATGCGGAAGTTTTTTTCTTTGCACATTTCACGCATTGTCATTTCTGCCCAGTATTTCAGAAGCACCACTGCTTTTTCAAAACCCTCTGTATTTACCAAGTTGAAGTTTTCCGCTTTCAGTTCTTCGTTTGGAAAAACTGCTGCCTGCGCTCTTCCCAGTATGTCAAAGTACGGCATATCCGGTTCGTGCTTGTCCATCACTGCTGCCACCTCCGTTCTTTGTGGTTTTCTTCTCCCTGTTCCTTTGTTATAATGTTGTTGTAGCCGTGCCGGGCTGCTAACATATAGCAAAGGGGGTGTTATTGTGAATTTTGGTAACTGGGACGAAAACGTGCATAATGATTATGAACAAATCAAGCGTATTGCTTTTATGCAGCGTATCAAACCCGAAAACGTCACCGTTTTTCCAGAAAAGCAAGCTGCTGAAATTGTCGGACGTGACGGCGTTTATGATGTAACTTTGAATAGCTGTACTTGCCACGACTTTGAAGCACGCCAGCTTCCTTGTAAGCATATTTACAAGCTGGCTTCTGAACTCGGCTATCTTGAAGACCTGCCAAAGCCAAGCCGTAAGGCTGCAAAGGCTTTCAAAGAAAGTCTGCCAGCTGAAATAGACCGTTTCAAAGAACTATATTTCAGCGGTGCGATTTCTATTGAAAAATTCAACAAGATTGTCAATGCTCTTTTAAGTAAATAAGCTGTTGCTTTTTCTGGGCTGGCGTGGTTTTCTGCGCCAGCTTCTTTTTGTCTTATAAGGACATTTTTTCTTTTTCTCTTGTCCTTATAAAGCCATTATATGTTTTTATTTTGTCCTTGTCAATCCTTTTTTATAAATTATTTTGTCTTTTTGTCTTGACTAAACCATTTTATAGATTTATACTGAAATCACAAAAATTGCAGAAAGGGGGTATTTGCTCA